CCGGTTATGTTGATGAGGCTTTGCCTGGAGATACTTTTAATCTTAACCTTGATGCTTTTGGTCGTCTTAGTACTCCTATCCGTCCAATAATGGATTATCTTTCTTGGGAGACATTTTTTTTCGCTGTTCCTATTCGTCTTATATGGAGTAATTGGCAGAAGTTTAATGGTGAGCAGGAAGATCCTGGTGATTCTACTGATTATATGACTCCTATTATGACTTCTACTGCTGTTACTGGTTATTCGGTAGCTTCTTTGCATGATTATATGGTTATTCCTACTGGTGTTCCTGGTTTAGATCACGTTTCGTTGTGGCATAGAGCTTATAATTTAATTTGGAATGAGTGGTTTCGTGATCAGAATTTACAGAATTCTGTTGTGGTCGATAAAGATGATGGTCCTGATTCTCCTACGGATTATGTTCTCCTTCGTCGTGGTAAGAGGCATGATTATTTTACTTCGTCGCTTCCTTGGCCTCAGAAAGGTGATGCTGTAAGTATTCCTTTAGGTACTCAAGCGCCTGTTACTGGTATTGGTAAACTGAATCAGACTTATGGTGGTGCTATTGCTTCTCTTTATCAGACTGGTGAGTCTAGTACTATTGGTTGGAATTCTGGTGTTTCTATTGATGCCGGTGGCGCTTCTTCTCAGGTTGTTTATCTTCGTGAAGATGATAATAATCCTGGTTTTCCTGGTGTTTATGCAGATTTGACTAATGCTACTGCGTCTACAATTAATCAGCTTCGTCAAGCTTTTCAGGTTCAGCGTTTGTTAGAAAGGGATGCTCGTGGAGGTACTCGGTATACTGAGATTGTTCGTTCCCATTTTGGTGTTGTTTCTCCTGATGCTCGTTTACAGAGACCTGAATATCTTGGTGGCGGAAGTTCGCCCGTTAATATCCATCCGGTTGCCCAAACATCTTCCACGGATGCTACTACTCCTCAAGGTAATTTGGCTGCTTTTGGTATTGCTAGTTTTAGTGGACATGGTTTTACTAAGTCGTTTACTGAGCATTGCGTTTTGATTGGTATGATTTCGGTTCGTGCTGATTTGAATTATCAGCAAGGTCTTAATCGTATGTTTTCTAGACGTACTCGTTATGATTTTTATTGGCCCGCGCTTTCTCATTTGGGTGAACAAGCTGTTTTGAATAAGGAGATTTATGCGCAGGGTTCAGGTAATCCTACTCAGGATGCTGCTGTGTTTGGTTATCAGGAGCGTTATGCTGAGTATCGTTATAAGCCTTCTCTTATTACTGGTAAGTTCCGTTCTACTGCTTCCGGTACCCTTGATTTGTGGCACTTGGCACAGAAGTTTACTTCCTTGCCAGCTTTAAATAGTACTTTTATTCAAGATACTCCTCCGGTTAGTCGTATTGTGGCTGTTAATACAGAGCCGGATTTTCTTTTAGATGCTTATTTTAATTATCATTGTGCTCGGCCGATGCCTACTTATGGTGTTCCTGGTCTGATTGATCATTTCTAGGAGGCTTTATGGGTTTTTTAGGTGGTCTTGGAGGAGCAATTGGTTCAGTGGTGGCACCTATTACGGGTGCCGCCTCTTCTCTTGGTGGTGATGTTCTTGGTAGTGTTTTTGGTGGTTTGACTGGTTCTAGTGGTCAGAATCTTGCTGGAGATATGCTCACTGGTGGTGCTATTTCTAATAATCAGGCTATTTTAGCTACTAATGCCCAGAATATTGCTTTTGCTAAGCAGCAGCAGGATTTTCAGGAGAGAATGTCTAATACTGCGTATCAACGCGCTATGGCTGATATGAAGGCAGCTGGTTTGAATCCTATGTTGGCGTTTCAGCAAGGTGGTGCTTCTACTCCTTCCGGTTCTCTTCCTTCAATTCAGTCCCCCCGTCCTGGTGATGTTGGTTCTAATTTATTGAGTACAGCTAAGTCTGTTGCTTCTTTTGGTGCAGGTTTGAGTAATACTCAGGCTGATACTGAGCAGAAACAGAGTACTACTGCTTTGAATCAGGCGAATACAGATGTTGCTAATGTACAGGCTCAGAAGATTACTGCTAATGCTAAGGAGTCGGCTGCGAATACTCAGTTGGTTCAACAGCAAACAGCTAAAGCGAAGGCTGATACTGAGCGTGCGAAGGCTGATGCGAAGGTTTCTAAGATGGAGTCCCAGATTCAAGAGTCTCGTCAGAAAGTTGACCAGTATATGGCTCCTTTGGATGCTGTAGGCGAGCGTGTTTCTAGTCTTTTACGTGGTGTTTTTGGGACATTGAATTCAGCAAAGGGTTTGTCATCTCCTGCTTCTCCCCCTTCTGGTGGAGGTTCTAGAGGTGATTATCGTGTTCCTAAGCCAAAGCGTGGTAAGTTTGACATTTCTTATTGAGGAGGTTTTATGGTTATTCGTAAGCGTTATGATGTTTCTTTAGATGTAGGCGTTGATTCTGGTGGTCCTTCTCTTACTAAACAGTCTTTTAAAGACGAGTGTGATATTAATAATATTTTACGTAAGTATATTAAGACTGGTGTTTTGAATGCTTCTGTTAAGGCTCAGCAGATGGGTGATTTTTCTAATGTTGGTGATTATCATCAAGCCATGAATACTGTTATTGCTGCGCATGATGCTTTTATGAATCTTCCGTCAAAGATTCGTGAGAGATTTGATAATGACGCAGGTAATTTCCTAGCTTTTATGTCGGATGCTAAGAATGAAGCTGAGGCTGTTGAGCTTGGTTTGGCAGTGCGTAAGCCCGTTGTGGCTGCTTCCGACGCACCCGTGCCAAATCCTGGCGTTGTTCCACCGCCGGAGGCGGTCCCACCAGTTTCTACTTGATGTAACTGGTGGGACTGACACCAAAGGTGTCAGTTTTGGGTCGCCGTTAGGCGGCCCTTTTTCCGTGATACACTGTGTTATGGGGGGTGTTTCATGGATGATTTTAGTGTTTTTTTAGTAGTTGCTTTTTTTGTCGGTTATTTGATCGGTCGTCAAGGAGGATGACATGGACACTAAAAATGTTTTGGTTGGTCTTTTAAGTGCTGTGCTTGGTTATGTTTTGAAGCATGTTCTTGGTTCAGGTACTGATAGTAAAGATGATGGAGAGTGATTGGTTCCCCCAGGAGCCAATTTAGGGCTCCCGGGGGAACGCGAAGCTATTCGTTAGCTTCGAGATTAGCTTTTACGAGTTTGTCATAGAGTTCTAATGCTTCTTTGAAACGTATAGATGTTGAGTCAGTTTTAGCTAGGTACTCTAGTCTATTTGCAAGCAGCATTGTTAGTGTGATTATTTCTTGTTTATTGAGTTTCATATTTATCTCCTTTATTTGCAGGGACTTTTAGCCCCTTCACAGAAGGAGAGGGGTGAAAGTCCGAAACATAAAGGAGATTGGAAATGAAGAGAAGAGTCAAGATGTCTAAGCATGCAAGTAAGAGAGTTTTTCGTAAAACTGCGTCTAGAACGCATAAGAAGAATTTACCGCGTACTGTGATGCGTGGTGGCATTCGTTTGTAGTGGTTTTAAGTCATTTCTCTTGTGGAACGGAGTTTATGTGGCTTGTTACTCTCCAATTTCTGGATGGTATTCTCGTTTTGTAAATCCTAAGTCTGGTAAAAGGCCTGTTACTTTTAGTTTTTCTGAGGCTTTTACTGATTTGTCGGTTACGTTGCCTTGTGGTCAGTGTATTGGCTGTCGTTTAGATCGTTCACGTCAATGGGCTATTCGGTGTGTTCATGAGGCTTCTCTTTATGAGAATAATTGTTTTGTTACTTTAACTTATCGTGATGAATGTTTGCCTAAAGATGGGTCTTTAGACCCTGACGCTGTTCCTCTTTTTATGAAGAGGTTGCGTAAGCGTTTTGGTGATGGGATTCGTGTTTTTTATTGTGGTGAGTATGGTGATAATTTTGGTAGACCTCATTATCATTTGATTATTTTTAATTTTGATTTTTTGGATAAATATCCTTTTTCTCGTTGTAATGATCAGGTTTATTTTCGTTCTAAAAGTTTAGAGGAACTTTGGACTTTTGGTCATTCTATTATAGGGAGTGTTACTTTTGAGTCAGCAGCTTACGTTGCCAGATATGTTACAAAAAAGATTACCGGTAAGAAGGCGGTCACGCATTACAATGATATTGATTTTTCGACTGGTGAGATCTTGCGAGAGAGGCTTCCTGAGTTTGCTCGTCCTTCCCGTCGCCCTGGTGTTGGCCGTCCTTGGCTTGAAAAGTATGGTTTTTCCGAGGTTTATCCGTCGGATTTCGTAGTTGTTAGGGGTATTAAGATGCGTCCCCCTAAGTATTATGATTATGTTTTTTCTTCTCAATGTCCGGAAGAGTTTGCTAAGGTTGTTTCACGACGAAAACGTTTCGCTGTTGAGCATGCAGATGACAACACATGGGAACGTTTGCTCGTCAAGGAAGAAATACAACATCGCAAGTTTGACTTGCTTTATAGAGGGTATGAAAATGAAAAGTAAGATGTACGTTATTTATGATTCTAAGATGGAAGCTTATATGTCTCCTTGGTTGATGCCTGCTCGAGGAGCGGCTATTCGTAATTTTATGGAAGCTGCTAAGGATTCTCAGTCTCAGGTTTGTAAGCATCCTGGTGATTTTACTTTGTTTGAGATTGGTGAGTTTGATGATGCTACTGGAATTGTTACTATGCATAAGGCTCATGAAAATTTAGGTACTGCTTTGGATATTGTTGGTTCTGAGGCGGATACGCCTAAGGTGAAGGCAGTTAATTAGATTAAGGGCTCCTTACGGAGCCTTTTTTATTTGGAGGTTTAAATGAAGTCAGTGATGGTACATTCGTTTTCTCAAGTTCCCCAAGCTAATATTCCTCGTTCTAAGTTTAATCGTTCGCATGGTTTTAAGACTACGTTTGATTCAGGTTATTTAATTCCTGTTTTTGTAGATGAGGCTTTGCCTGGTGATACGATGTCTCTTAGGATGTCTGCTTTTGCTCGTTTGAATACACTCTATAAAGCAAGTCAAACTTGCGATGTTGTATTTCTTCCTTGAC